CGTTCGAGACCCACACCATCGGCCGCGCGAAGGTGGCGGGCATCATCGTGATCACCGAGGAGCTCGCGCGCTCCTCGTCGCCCGATGCGCAGCAACTCGTGCGCGACGACATGCTGGCCGGGATCGCGCAGTTCCTGGACGAGCAGTTCGTGGATCCCACCAAGGACGTCGATGGCGTCATCTCGCCGGCCTCGATCACGTTCGGCGTGACCGGCAACCCGTCGACCGGCTCCACCGAGGCCCAGATCCGGGCCGACCTGATCCAGCTGCTCGGGCCGTTCCAGGAAGGCAACTACGGCCTGGGTAGCGTCGTGCTGATGATGAGCGAGGGCACGGCGTTCGCGCTCGGCATGACGATCAACGCGGTCGGCGGGCCGGCGTTCCCGGGGCTCACCGCGACCGGCGGCACGCTGCTGGGTGTGCCCGTGATCACCTCCAACTCTGTCGGCGACCAGATCGTCGCGGCGCACGCGCCGTCGATCCTGTTCGCGGACGAGGGAGGCATCGAGATCGACGTCTCCCGTGAGGCATCGGTCCAGATGGACTCGAGCCCGGACGAGCCGACCTCGGCGAGCACCGTGCTGGTCTCGCTCTGGCAACGCAACATGGTCGGGCTCCGCGCAGAGCGCTTCGTCAACTGGAAGAAGCTCCGCGCGACCGCGGTGCGCAGGATCACCGACGTCGACTACGTCCCGGCCGACGCGAGCTGATGAAGTTCAGGGCACGCGCCAACGGCAACGTCGTTGACGACGTGCCCGCAGCTCTCGTGGGCGTTCTGTACGATCCGATCGAGGAGGCGCCGGAAGACTCGGCGCCTCCTCGCGGTCGTTCTTCACCCAAGGAAAAGCCCGCGCGCCGTCCCTACGTGCGACGGAAAAGGGATGAGGCTTCGGAGTGAACCTGATCCAGCGCGTCGGATTCTGGCTGTTCACCCGGGCTGCGGGGCTCTCCGCAGTACGCGACAATCGTGGCGGCTGGTGGCCGTGGGTGCGTGAGCCGTTCACGGGCGCGTGGCAGCGGAACAAGGAGTGGAAGACCGACTCCGTGCTGGCGCACCACGCGGTCTACGGCTGCATCACCCGCATCGCTCAGGACATCGGCAAGCTGCGGCCGAAGCTGGTCGAGCAGGACGCCGATGGGATCTGGAGCGAGACCAAGAGCTCGGCGTTCTCGCCGGTCCTCCGTCGTCCGAACCGCTTCCAGAACTACATCCAATTCCAGGAGTGGTGGACGACTTCCAAGCTGATCCACGGGAATGCGTACGCGCTGAAGCGCCGGGACGAACGCCAAGTCGTCGACGCGCTCTATCTGCTCGACCCGACCCGCGTCACCGTGCTGGTCGCACCCGACGGTGAGGTCTTCTACGACCTCAAGGTCGACCACCTCTCCGAGCTCGAGGTCGACCGCGTCGCGGTCCCTGCCTCAGAGATCGTGCACGACCGGATCAACTGCCTGTTCCATCCGCTCGTCGGCGTGTCCCCGATCTTTGCGTGCGGAACGGCGGCCAACCTCGGGCTGGAGATCGAGAGCAACTCGTCCTCGTTCTTCGGGAACGGATCCAATCCCAGCGGGATCTTGAGCACGCTCAGTGCCATCACGCCCGCTAAGTCGAAGGAGCTCTCCGAGCTCTGGAACAGCCAGTTCCAGGGCGACAACACGGGGCGCGTGGCTGTGCTGGGTGACGGGATGAAGTTCGAGCCGATGCGCATGACCGCGGTCGATTCGCAGCTGATCGAACAGCTCAAGTGGACCGCCGAGACGGTGTGCGCGTGCTTCCACGTTCCGCCCTGGAAGATCGGCGTGGGATCGATGCCCGCCTACACGAAGCCGGAGATCGCGAACCACGCCTACTACTCCGACTGCCTCCAGGCGCTGATCGAGCAGTACGAGCTCTGCATGGATGAAGCGCTCGGCGTCGGGGTCGGCAACCCGAAAGACGGGAAGACGCTGGGCGTCGAGCTCGACCTGGACGGCCTGCTCCGGATGGACGCAGCCAGCCAGGTGGAGACGCTGACCAAGGCTATCGGTGGCTCGCTGCTCACCGTGAACGGCGCGCGCCTGCGCTTCAATGAGCCCCCCGTCGATGGCGGTGATTCGATCTGGATGCAGCAGCAGAACTACTCGCTGGAAGCGCTCGCGGAGCGCGACAAGGACAAGCCGTTCGCGAAGCCGCCCGCACCGGCACCGGCCACACCTCCCGTCGAGCCTGTCGAGGAAGAGGAGCCGGAAGAAGAGCGCGCGGCGCGGGTCGGCCGCCACGTCGCGCGTGCCACACGAAACCTTCGTGTGAGGATGATCCCCATGATGACGAGGGCCGCATGAGCGTCAGCATCGAGACGGTCTTCGACGAATTCGCGGAGGGCGTCACTCAGACGCTGGAGCGAATGGGCCAGCAGCTCGCCGAAATGCGTGCCACGATCACGCGACTCGAGGAGCAGGTGCGCAATGCGCCAGCTGGTCCCCGGGGGGAGCCGGGAGCGCCGGGTGCCACGGGGCCAGCAGGTGCGCCAGGTGAGCAGGGACCGGCCGGCCCCCCCGGGGAGCGCGGCCCGCAGGGAGAGCGAGGCGCAACCGGGGAGCGCGGTGAGCGCGGCGCCGACGGGGTTCAGGGAAAAGACGGCGCCCAAGGCGTCCCCGGACCCCAGGGCGAGCGCGGAGGGCCCGGCGAGCGTGGCGAGCGAGGGGCTGACGGGATCCAGGGCCCCCAAGGTTCTGCCGGCCGCGACGGTGCCGTGGGTCCGCAGGGCGAACGCGGGGAGCGAGGAGCGGACGGAATCGCCACGCGTGAGGAGCTCGAGGCGCTGGTCTCCGAGCTGGACGCACGCACACTTGCCGACTCGTACCAGGGGGTCTACAAGGCGGGCGACTCGTACAAGCGGGGCAGCTTGGTCACATGGGACGGCTCGCTCTTCATCGCGCTCGAAGAGACCACCTCGAGGCCCGCGGAAAGCCGCTCCTGGCAGATGATCACCCGCAAGGGTCGTGATGGCCGCGACCGCAAGTAACACCGTGGGCCGGGTCGTCCCGATGCCTTGCACCGCGGCGACGGGTCGGTGCAGCGATGCGCGCGACTACAACGTCGAGCTCGCGGAGTGCTGTCGCGCGCACGTTGTCACGCTCATGCGCACCACGGCGGACTTCCTCAACTCGATCCGCGCGACGTGGTGGGCCGATTACGGCACGCTGCTCGGGGCCGTGCGCAACCCGATGACGACCTGGGCGGACTATCCCTGGCTCCGGCAGACCGGTCGCGTGACGGCCGGGCCCGCGCCGGGCATCGTGCCGCACGACAAGGACGCGGACCTCGGCGTGATGTTCGAATCCTGGGATCAGGCGAGCCGGAAGTTCGGCGCGTGGCTCAGTAACCGGTGCTTCCACCTGCACCAGAACCGGCGCCGGCGCTCGCTCAAGGCGCGACTGAGCTGGAAGAACCACACCAACGTCGACGTCTTTTTCTGGAAGCAGCGCCCGGGCGGGATGATGTTTCGCGACGTGTATGCGTCGGTCGATCGGTTCAAGGGGAAAGAGTTCCCGATCTCGTCGCTCTTGCCGCTCTCGACCGTCGAGTGGGAAGGGCTGATCCTGCCCGCGCCGCGCGACCCCGAGGCGTTCCTCGAGATGCGCTACGGACCCAAGTGGCGGACGCCCATGCCCTCCAACAACGACGGGGTGCCGCGCTGATGGGCCTCAAGCTGCAGCTCCCCCAGGGCTGGATGGGCAAGCAGTCGCGGAAGTGGCTGCGCAAGCAGGTCGCGAACGTTCCACGTGGCGGCCTGGTCGCCGAGGTCGGCAGCTGGCGCGGCCGCTCGACGCTGGTGCTCGCGACTCACCTCCCGCCCGAGGCGCACCTCTACGCGATCGACACGTGGGAGGGCACGCCGGACGATCCATCGCAGCACGAGCAGCTGTACGCCAACGCGGGCGACGTCTACCAGGATTTTCTGCAGAACCTGGCACGGCCGATCATGGACCGCCGGTTGACCCCGCTCCGGATGACCAGCCTCGAGGGCGCTACCGCGCTCTGGAACCGGCACGGCTTCGCGTCGTTCGACTTCGTTTTCATCGACGCTGACCACCGGTACGAAGCAGTCGACGCCGACATCCACGCGTATCGGTCGCTCGTGCGCCCGGGCGGCATCCTCGCCGGTCACGACTACCACTGGGAAGGCGTCGCGCGCGCGGTCGCGGAGCGGCTCGGGCTCGAGAACGTGGTTCTGGGCCCGCGGAGCATCTGGTCCTATCAGGTCCCGGTGGCCGCATGACACCCCGGCCTTCCTTCGTGCCGGATCCGCCGGTCGTGATCTTCGTCCCGGGCGTTTTCGACCTGCTGCATGCCGGACACCTTACGCTTCTTCATCGCGCGCGCGTTCTCGCGGACGTGGGCGCGCGCGGGATCCTGGTGGTCGGCGTGGTCTCTGATCAGGGCACGGCGGCGTACAAGGGCCGACTCCCCGCTCAGAACGAGTTGTACCGCCTCGAGGCGATCGCGCGTCTCCCGTTCGTCGACGTGGTCGAGCTCCAGGAGACGACGGACCCCACCCCGCTGCTCGAGCGCTTCCGGCCGCACGCGCTCGTTCATGGCGACGACTGGGCGCGGCTCAGGGTCGGGCACGCGACCCTGGAGCGGTTGGGGATCGAGTTCGTGCGCCTGCCCTACACCCCGGGGATCTCGACGACCCTGCTTCGTGAGGCGGCGTCATGATCAGCATCGCCGACCTCGTCGACTGGCTTAACGCCGGGCCGGAGCCGCTGACCCAGGCCGAGCGCGATCGCATCACGTCGCTCGAGCGCGCTGCGGTCGCGCACTGCCAGGAGGTTACCGGCCAGTACCTCGGGCCCTC